ACACGGCACGTCGGCACGCGGAAATGGTTCGCGTTGCGCCGGATGATGTCGTGCGTGGTCGTGATTTGCCGGAACATGATTGGCATCCGCGTACCTTGCGGTGGTGGGACACGTGGCGTCGTTCACCGCAAGCGCAAACGTTCGTCGGTACGGATTGGGATTTCCTCGAGGACACCGCGTTTTTGTACGACGCGATGGCCAAAGGGGACACGGGTTTGGCCGGGGAATTGCGGTTGCGTGTGGCGAAATTCGGTGCGACTCCCGAGGATCGTATGCGGTTGAAATTGTCGATTGACGAAACGGCATCGTCGGAACCGGTGGTGCAACGGTTGGATGATGACCGGAAACGTCGATTGATGGCCGTTGTGAACGGCTAATGAACACGTTGGGTTGGTCCATAATCGATTGGATCGAAACGTATTGCGTTCATGGTCCCGGCGATGTCGAAAGTGAACCGGTTGTTTTGGATGACGAATTTGCGTCGTTCATTGCGCGGTGTTATGCGGTTGATGATCGTGGCCGACGGCGTGTGCGTCGTGCGGTGATCAGCCGGCCGAAGGGTCGCGCCAAATCGGAATTGGGTGCGTTCCTCGCGATTGCCGAAGCGATCGGTCCGGTGCGGTTTTCGCATTTCGCTGCAGCGGGTGAAACGTCACCATGGGGTTACCGGTATGACGAAGGTGAACCGGTTGGTCAACCGGTGAAGCGTCCGGAAATTTTGGTGTTCGCTACGGAGTTCAATCAAGCCGGCAACACGTATGACGGCATCAAATACATCATTGATTCGTCCCCGAATATCAAAAAAGATTACGCCGGGATTGATACGGGTTTGACCCGGATCCTATTGCCGAACGGATCGATCACACCGGAATCGGCTGCGGATTCATCAAAGGATGGCGGCAAATCTACGTTCGTTGTTTTTGATGAAACGCATTTGTGGGTTTTGCCTCGACTACAACGGTTGCATCAAGTGGTGTTGCGCAATTTGTTGAAACGCAAAGAGGCACAAGGCTGGTGCGTCGAAACGACCACCATGTTCGCGCCGGGTGAAAATTCGGTTGCGGAAAAATCATTCGAATATTGGCAAGCCATAAACGAAGGTCGAACCAACGACGCGTCGTTGTTGTTTGATCATCGGCAAGCACCGGCGAAATGGGACGCGTCCCGGAAACGTGATCGGCTCGAGGGTTTGCGCGAAGTCTATGGACCGGCAAGCAGTTGGATGGATCTTGATGCCATCGCCGCATCGTATGACGATCCGCAAACGTCATCGGCCGAATGGGAACGGTATTGGTTCAATCGTCCGGTGTCGTTGCAAGGTCAATGGTTGCCGCAATCGGCGTGGGATGAATGCCACGATTCCCGATCCATACCGGATGGCGCGGATGTCGTGTTGGGTTTGGACGGTTCATTTTCCGGCGATAGCACCGCGTTGATTGCGGTGCAAATCGGGGAATTTCCGCATGTCGTTGTGGCGGGTCATTGGGAAAAACCACCGGCCGCAACGGATTGGCGTGTACCGATTTTGGATGTGGAGGATTTGATCCGCACATCATGTATGCGTTGGCGTGTCCGGGAAATAACAGCGGACCCGCATTTGTGGTCACGGTCGTTGGAAGTGTTGGCCGACGAAAATTTGCCGGTCACGGAATTTCCACAATCACCTGCACGCATGACTCCGGCAACGAAACGGTTCACCGACATGGTGTTGACGCGCCGGCTCACGCATGACGGTAACCCGGCGTTTACCCGCCACGTGTCTAACGCGGTTTTGAAAAACGATAGTCGCGGCACACGCATTTCAAAAGAAACACGTCATTCGGCACGACGTATCGACCTCGCGGTTGCCGCGATCATGGCCGTTGAACGTGCCGTGAATCAATCACCGGAAACGGTTCAACCGGTTCCACAATTTTTTGCGTAAGGGGTTTGGATGGCTGCCATCATTCAATTGGCCGGGTTAGTGGCCATCACGACCGGCGCGGCATTGATCGCGCCAGCGGCCGGGTTTATCGTCGGCGGGTTTTTGTTGGTGATGTTTGGCGTAGCCGTGGAACGAGGCAACCGTGCTGAATAACCTATTCACGCCATCGGAAAAGCGCGCCATCACTTTCCAAAAACTATTTGAAATCGGTGACCCGGCAATGACCGGTGGCACGCGTGCCGGTGTCCGGATTACGCAAGACAACGCGATCAAAATCGCACCCGTGTTCGCGGCCGTCCGTTTGATTGCGGATTCCATTTCAACGTTGCCGATGGATGCGTTTTACCGAGCCGGCACCGAACGTCGTGCGTACCGGCCGAAACCAATGTGGGTGGATTTCCCGGAACCGGATCGTGACGTTCAACGCGCCGACCATTACCAAATGATGATTTATTCATTGTTGATTCATGGCGAATCGTTCACCCGCAAAATGTTCAATCAAACCGGTGACATCGTGGCGTTGCACATCATGGATCCACGGCGCATCAAGGTTCGGCGCGGTGATGATAGCCGTATCGAATACATGGTGGACAACGGCCGCGTCATTTTGACCGAGGATGAAATTGTTCACATCACGGACATGCGTTTGCCGGGTGCATTGCACGGAACATCGCGTGTTGATGAATTGCGTGAAACATTAGGTTTGACAAAAGCGCTCGAGGAATTTAGTGCCGCGTTTTTCGGATCCGGATCCACGACATCGGGTGTCATCGAAATCCCTGGTGAAGTCACGGCCGAACAAGCCAAATCAATTCAAGACGCGTGGGAAAAAGGTCATCGCGGTTTGCGCAAAGCACACCGACCGGGTGTGTTGTCCGGTGGCGCGAAATTCAACGCCACGTCCATTGCGCCGGACGATTCGCAATTGCTCGAGGAACGCGCATTTGCCGTCGAGGAATGTGCACGTATTTTCCGGATCCCGGTTCACATGTTGCAATCAACGTCGGCCGGTGCGATGTCGTACGCATCGGTTGAAGAATCATCGCGGCAATTCGTGACGTACACGTTGTTGCCGACTATTGCGAAAATTGAAGGCGCGTATTCCATGTTGTTGCCGGGGGATGCGTTTTTGAAATTCAACGTTGATGGTTTGTTGCGTGCCAATTTGCAGGATCGTTACACGTCGTATTCACAAGCGATCCAAGGTGGTTGGTTGTCGATCAACGACATTCACCGGTTGGAGGATTTGGATAACGTGAACGGTGGCGATGTGTATCGGGTGCCGTTGGCCAACGTAAACCTCGAGGCTGCGAACATCGTCGAATTGGAAAAGCGCGTGGACATGCTTGCGCGGTTGGTGCAAGTCGGTTATTCCCCGGCCGCTGCAGCGGAAGCCGTTGGTTTGCCGCGCATCGATCACACCGGTTTGCCGTCGGTGCAATTGCAAAACGCAACGCAAGCGGCCGAATCCGGCGCGGATATTACGAACGAATACCCGGTGGAATAAATGTCCATTGTCCGTGATGCGACAGGTGGTTGACTAGATATGCCGTATTTCATAACCGATCAAGCGACCGGGTGCGATGGTTGGGGAGTCGTCAAAGACGATGGCGAATTGATGGGATGCCACACAACGAAGCAAGCCGCGATTGATCAAATGGTTGCGATTAGCATCGCGGAAGGAATTGAACCGGGTGGGGAACGTGCCGTGAATGCGGCCGTTGCCGTGATCACGGATATTGATGACACGATCATTCGGAACGGAACACGGCCAATACGTGATGTGATTGAACACATCAACGGATTGCCGGGTGACCTTTTCGTTATCACCGGCCGCACCGAACGTCAACGATCCACCACAATCACCACGTTGAATAACGCGGGTTTGCGTTCGTTTCATTTGTTGATGCGTCCCGATGAATCCGTTGAAACGGTGTCGTTCAAAATCGGTGAAGCCGAAAGGATTATGGAAACCTATCGGGTGACCCATGTGTTCGAAAACGATCCGGATACACGCACCGCGTATTCGGAGTTGGGTTTGGTGTCGTTGGATCCCCGCGAATTCGAACAACGCGACGAACGGGAATTGCCGGACAACTATCGACCCGCATTGTCGGATGATGTTCCCGAAGGCCGCGCATGTGGTAATTGCATTTTCTACGACGACACCAACGTGTCCGGTGATATGGCGTGGTGTGAACGTTGGGACGATTACGTGCGCGGCGATTACTATTGCAACGCGTGGGAATCACGAACATCTGACGAGGAACGCGCCGAAAACATTCCCCAATACATTCGTGACGCGGCCGAACGTGGTTTGGAATGGCGACGCGAAGGTTTCGGTGGCGACGGTTTGACCGACCAAACAATTCGTGAAGCACGCGCTATGGCACGCGGTGAAATGTCGGATGACAAAGTTGTTCGTGCATCTGCGTGGGCTGCGCGTCACGAAGTAGATTTGGAAGCACCACAAAACCGTGATCCGGAACATCCGGATTATCCGGGTGCCGGTGCGGTTGCGCACGCATTGTGGGGTATCAATCCGTTGGATTCGGGTCCGGCACGGCGCTGGTTGGAAAATGAAGTTGAACGGATCCGCGACGAAAGGACACAAATGAACAACGTGGAAATCCGGACGTTTGATGCGGAAATCCGTTCGTTGGATGATTCCGACGGTATGACGTTTGGCGGGTACGCATGGCGTTACAACGAACCGTCGTTGCCCTTACCATTCACTGAACGCATCAAACAAGGTGCATTCACGCGCACGTTGAAAGCACGCAACGACATCCGTGCGTACTACAACCACAATGATGAATTGTTGTTGGGATCCACTCGCGCCAAAACGTTGCGCATCGATGATCGTCCCGATGGCGGGTACGTCGAAATTGATTTGCCTGACACCGAAATTGGAAGGTCAACCGCGTACCACATTCAACGTGGAGACATCACCGGCATGTCCTTCGGTTTTTCGACGGTGCGTGATTCATGGACCGATGACGGCAACGAACGCATGTTGGAAGAAGTTCGATTGCATGAGGTATCGGTTGTGTCGGGTGTGCCGGCTTACCCCACCACGACAGCAAGCGTACGCAATTTGCGTGTCATCGCGCACCGCACCGCAACGGACGCCGACGCGTTGGCCGACGCCATGAACGCATTGCAATCCGGTGAATTGAACGACGATCAAGCCGACATTTTGCGCACCGTCGTTGATCGCATGACCGGAACACCGATCGCACCGGAACCAACAATCCCGTTGTCCGTGTTGCAAAAACAAATGGATTTGTTGGCCAAGGCTTTCTAATCCTGTCGGGGGTGCATTGGTACGACCCGTGTTCAAATCCCCACGAGGGCCGACACGGGAACGCCGGTTCGATTCCGGCCACCTCCACACATCGTTGATGCGGAACCGCGTAACGATGCCGTCAGCGGAGCCGCTGCGGATGCAAACAATCAATCATTCCAATAATGAAAGGGGTATTCCAAATGGAGTATCTGAAGCGACAGGTCGAGGCACGCAATCACGCGTGGCACGCGGCCAAGACGCTCTTGGATGCGGCAGCGGCTGAAGGGCGCGATCTGACCGCCGAAGAGCAAGAACAATACGACCGCATCAATGCCGACATCGATATGCGTTCGCAGCGCATTGATGATTTGCAGGCGGCCGAGGCTCGCGCCAAGGACATCGAAGCGTCAATGATCGACGCACCCGAGGTTCGTGAGGCTGCCGCACGACGCACCGAAAATGATTTCGACATGGTGCGCAAGTTGGTGTCCGGCGAAGTTCGTTCATACATGTTCGAACGTCGTGACCTCAACACTAGCGATGATTCGTCAATCGTCCCTCAGTCCTTTTATGACGTGATTCAGGAGCGTTTAGTCACGGTCGGTCCCATGGTTGATGGGTCGATCGTTACGCTGCTGAACACCGCGTCCGGTGAGGACATCAAGGTTCCGGTGGAATCGACCCGGCCGGCTGCGACCGCTATTGCGGAAGCAACGTCCATCGCTGAGTTGGATCCGACGTTTAGCACCATCACGCTGAAGTCGCAAAAGGTGGCAGTGCTCACCAAGGTTTCGCGAGAACTGCTAACTGATTCCGGGATCGACGTGGTTTCGTACCTCGGTCGCACGCTCGGCACATCGGTCGGGATCAAGGCCAATGGCCTGTTGACTACGGGACAAGGCACGACCGAAGCCAATGGCATCGTGACCGCTGCCGGATCCGGCGTGACCGGTGCCACCGCCGTCAGCGGCGCTTTCACCGCAGACAACCTGATTGACCTTGCGCATTCCGTTGATGGTGCGTACGTCCGTCAGGGTGCCGCGTTTATGATGCGTCGTGCATCCATGGGTCAACTGCGGAAGTTGAAGGACAATTCAGGTCAGTACCTGTACGTCCCGGCTCCCACCGTTGGCGCACCCGATCAGTTCATGGGATTCCCCATCGTGGAAAACCCTGACGTGCCTGCAATCGACAATGACGCAAAATCAGTTCTATTCGGGTGGCACGGTTCATACCACGTGAGGCAAGTTGGTGGTATCGAGGTCGCACGTTCCGATGACGCTTATTTCGCGTCGGACGAAGTCGGTTTCCGCGTCACCTTGCGCCTGTGGGGTGACCTCGGTCAATCCGACGCCGTCAAGTACTTCATCGGTAACGCTGCCTAAGCGTTGTTGATGTCGTAACCGGTGGGTGGTCGGAGGCAGGACCGGCCACCCACCTTCCTGCCAAATCCTGCCGTCGGAGGAAACGAAATGGATCGAGCCGCACGCCGTCGTGCCGCACGCAATGGTCAACCACCAATCGCGGGATTGTGGGTTTCGAACGCTGCGTGGGCTTCTACGGGTTACGGAACGCAAACGAAACAAGTTGTGTCACGGATGATTGCGGATGGTCATCCGATAGCGGTTGCCGCGAATTATGGACTCGAGGCAACGATGTCATCGTGGGAAGGCATTGATCATTTCCCACGCGGATACGACCCGTATTCGAATGACATGGCGCACCCGTATTTTGTTGATTGGTCGAAGCAACATCCGAACAACCGTTATTACGTTTTCACGTTGTACGACGTGTGGGTTTTCAAACATCCCCGTTGGGATGAAATGCCGGTCATTTCGTGGGTGCCGATTGACCATATGCCGGTCCCGGAAAACGTCGGGAAATTTTTGGCGAAACCGAATGTGAATCCGGTGGCCATGTCGAAATTCGGTTCCGCGATGTTGACGCGTGCCGAAATCGATCACTATTACATTCCGCACGCGATTGATACGAATGTGTTCAAACCGACATCGGAAGTCACCGATGATGTGGGGAACGTTCGCACCGGCCGCGAATTGATGAATGTGGACCCACAACAATTTTGTGTGGGAATCGTGAACGCGAACAAAGGCACGTCCCCGATTCGCAAAGCGTTCCCGGAACAATTGATGGCGTTTGCAATTTTTGCGGAACGCCATGATGACGCGGTTTTGTATTTGCATACGGAACGGTTCGGTGGCATGGGTGGGATCCAATTGGATCCGTTGATCAAAGCGTGTGGTTTGGATGAATCACGCGTGAAATTCGTGAACCAATATCAAAACCGGATCGGTTTGCCGGATGATGTGATGGCGGCGTTGTTCACGGATATGGATGTGTTGTTGGGTCCCACTTTGGGAGAAGGATTCGGGATCACCGCGATAGAGGCTCAAGCGTGTGGCACGCCGGTGATTGTCAATGATTTTTCGGCGCAACCGGAATTGGTTGGTGACGGGTGGAAAGTCCGTGGCCAACCGTTGTGGGATGCATCGCAAAACGCGTGGTTCAACACGCCTGCGATCGAAGACATTGTTCACGCATTGGAAATGGCGTACGAACGCAAAGGTGAAAAATCGTCGGCCGCTCGGGAACACGTCGTAAACAATTACGATGCCGATAGGGTGTACGCGGATTTGTGGCGGCCGTATTTGGAATTGTTGCCATGAACGTGGCGTGGGTGACACATCATGTCCCGCGTGATGATGATGCGCCGTGGTTGTTGCCGGGTGGCGTGGGTGGCGCGGAAATGACGGATTCCGCTATGATCCGTCAGGCTCCCACGAATATCGCCGTGACGGTAATACAACCGGATGATTGGGAAGCCGCGTTGGATGCGGATCGTGTGATCATTACGGGTACGGATTTATTGTCCGATGATGCGATGATCCGGTTGGCCGATACGTCACCGATCGTTTGGGTGCATCATCAACAAACGCCGTCGGCCGCACGTCGTGAATTGTTTGCGCACGCGAAACCGTTTGTCACGATGTCGGAACAACACGCGGCCGTGGAATTGGCGTGGTCGGGTGTGGCATCGGAATGGTGCCATGGCCATATTGACGTGGACGTTGAACCCGGACCGAAACGGATGGCGGCATTGTGGAGTGCGCGAAATCATCCCCAAAAGGGCCTTGTCGCGGCACGGATATGGTCGTTGGGTATGGGACTACCCCTCACGGAGTTATCGTCCGTATCGCGCCGCGAGGTGCTCGACGCCATGGCGGTCCATGAATGGTTCGTGTTTTTGCCGCAAGGATTCGATTCGTGTCCCCGGACATTGATTGAAGCGGAATATGCCGGCTGCAAAATCCACACAAATTCCAAAGCCGGCCGACGGGATCCCGGACCGATCAACGAAATCATGTCGGCACAAGCACCGAAATTTTGGGGATGGTTGTGACCATCGGCATTTGCACGGTGGCGTACGGGATCACGTACCACAATTTTTTGCCGGAATGGGGACGTGCGGTTGCCGCATTGGAAACCCGACCGGATCAAATCACGATCGTGCATGACGGCGTTGCCGATGACATCAAACAAAACATGTCGGATTTGCGATCAATTGTTTGGGTCGAAGATCGCAAAACCACATTCGAAACGCATCCACAATTTTTGGTGAACACCGGCATACCATTGACCGGTACGGATTGGATCATCAAATTGGATGTTGATGATTTGATTTTGCCGCACGCGTTGAACGGTTTGAATAACCGGGAATCGGATGTTTGCAATTTCGGGTATCGCATCGGATCCACGGATCATGTATCCCGGTCCGTTACGGCCGAACAAATATTGGCACGCACCAATAATCCAATCGCATCGTGTTCCCCATTCCGTCGATGGTTGTGGGAACGCAATCGATTCCGGGACATTGCGTTTGACGATTGGGGATTTTGGTACGACGCTGCACGCGAATGCGCAACGTTTGATGCGACCGGCACTGTTGATTACATCTACCGAATCCACGACGATCAAATGACACGGCGCATTGACGTGAATTCCGCGACACATGTTTTGCGGTCGTTGTGATCACGTATTCCCGGTTAGGTATGAACGGCCGGTTCGGTAATCAATTGTGGCAAATCGCCGGGACGTTAGCGGTTGCGTGGGAACACAACGACAAACCGACGTTCCCGGAATGGCCATACGCGCATTGGTTCAACATGCCACCGGAATGGTTTCGTGGCGCACACGGAATCGAATCCACCACGTTGGCCGATGTTCCGGAATGCACCCGTGACTATTTGCAACATTGGCCGCTGTTGCAACCGTGGCAATGTTTGTTGTTGAAATATTTTCAAACGAACGCGAATGTGGACATTTCTAAATTTGAATTTCAGTATTGTCCACAAACGGCTGCAGCGGTTCACGTTCGGCGTGGTGATTACGCGGAACAATGGCGTGGCCACGGCATGTTGTCCCGCGACTATTACATGAACAATTGGCCGAACGGCCGGGTGTTGGTTTTCACGGACGATCCGCAATGGTGTTCGGAAAATCTACCCGGCGAAATTGTTCACATAAGTCCGATCATTGATTTCATGTTGATGCGCCAATGCCATGCATTTGTAATATCTAATTCATCATTTGCATGGTGGTCGGCGTGGTTGGCGCAACGACCAACCGTGTATCCATCACCGTGGTTCAAGGATTTATTGTCCGGTGATATTGCGCCACATGATTGGTTGGCGGTGCCGCGTGTTGATTGATGTTGATACGTTGATTGCACATGGTGTCCGACCTGATCATGTGTTGCATATCGGCGCACACATGTGTGAGGAAGCACCGGAATACGCACGTGTTGGTTGGCGCGTGACGTGGGTGGAATCGCAACAACATGTCGTCGATTACATGTTTGATCGCGGTTATGATGTATTGCACGGCACGATATGGGACACACGCACCACGGTTACGTTTTACGAAACCAACAACGGCCAAAGTTCTAGTTGCCTGCCGTTGAATTTGCACACGCATTATTACCCGGACATCACGGTGTCACGGTTCTACAACGTAGATACGATCACGGTTGATGATTTGAACGTCAACGTGGACATGTTGAACATCGATATTCAAGGTGCGGAATTACGTGCGTTGATGGGTGCCAAAAAAACATTACAAAACGTGCAATGGATTTACACGGAAATTTCCACCGAACCGTTGTACGCCGGTCAAGTATTGGAACCGGAATTGACCGAATGGTTATCGGATCACGGGTTTCAACAAACATTGAAAACGATGACGCCATCCGCGTGGGGTGATGCGTTGTATTCGAGGATGGACACACATGGCAATCAATAACGGTTACGCCACGTTGCAGGAAGTCAAATCAGCGGCACGCGTATCAGATAACGTTGATGATTCGTTATTTGAAATCGCCATTGAATCCGCGTCCCGCGCCATTGATGGTTATTGCGAACGACGGTTTTTCACCAACGGAACCGAAACCCGATTTTACGTTGCTGCCAATTCATACGTGGTGCATACCGATGACATCGCCGGAACCGCCATCACCGTGGAAACATCATCCGGTTTGGATGGCATCTACGACGAAACATTGACACCGGCCGATTACCAATTGGAACCGTTGAACCGCACCGCAAGCGGTTTGGAATTTCCGGTTACCCGGTTGCGTGCCGTCGGTGACTACCTATTCCCGTACGATCCCGTGGGGGAAACCGGAATCAAAATCACCGGCGTGTATGGATTCGGAACGGCCGTGCCGGCTGCGGTCCGGCAGGCGTGCATCATTTCGTCATTGCGCCAATACCAGCGATATTCCTCCGCTTTGGGTGTCGCGGGATTCGGGGACATGGGTGCGGTCAGGGTGGCACGTATGGATCCGGACGTGATGAACATGTTGGCACCGTTCCGCAAAACCGTACCGGGTGTTGCGTAATGCCAACGTTGTCCGAAATACGCACCGGGTTAGCGTCGAACCTAGCAACGATTGATGGATTGCGAACATCGGCGTATGTGCCGGATGAACCGAAACCACCTATCGCCGTGATATTCCCGGAAACAATTGCGTTTGATACGGCGTTCGGCCGTGGCTTGGATGAATACACATTCACCATTCAATTGATCGTTTCCAAAATATCCGACCGGAACGCGCAATCAAACCTTGATGCGTATTGCAATCCCGATGGTGTGACTAGCGTCAAAGCCGCCATCGAATCAAATAGAACTCTCGGAGGCCTAATACAGGACCTGCGAGTGACGGAGGCTCGGGACTACCGTGCCGCCACAATCAATGAAAACACATATCTAACCGTGACCTTTGTGGTCACCGTTTATGCGTAAGGAGAATCATGGCGAAGTATGTACTGACTGAGCCGGTTATCGTTTTTGCAGGAAGCACCATCACGTCCTCCTGTGCGTCGGTGACCATCAACCTATCGGCCGACGATGTGGAAACCACTGCGTTCGGATCGGAATGGCGCACACGGATTGGCGGTTTGAAATCCGGCACCGTTGATTTCGAAATGCATCAGGATTTCGGTGCGTCCGGAATTGATTCGTTGTTTTTCCCGAACCTTGGCGGCACCGTAGCGGTTGCCGTTAAGCCGGGTGGAACAGCAGCCGTGTCAGCCACAAATCCCTCGTACAGTTTTGATGTGCTCGTAACGGAGTACTCGCCTGTGGATGGTGCCGTTGGCGATTTGTCGACCACCAGCGTCAGCCTCCCGATCACCGGCGAGGTCTCTCGCGGAACCACCGCGTAATCATTCAATCCTAGTTAGGAGTTTCCTGCCATGAAAATGCACCTACGCGTAACGAACAACGACGGGTCCGCCGCTGATGTCACAGTGTCGGCGGCGGATCTTGTCGCGTTTGAATCGGAGTTCAACCGTTCGGTTGCTAAGTTCCAAGATGAGTTCCGCATCACGGATATGTATTGGTTGGCGTGGCATTCTTTGCGGCGTCGTAACAGTGCGCTTCCTGAGTTTACGAACTGGTTGGAAACATTGGATCCGGAAGTGGACTTCGCGGAGGAGACAGAAATTGTCCCTTTGGAGAGCAGTCCGCAACTTGGCGCATAGTTCATTTGGCGTTTGAGTTCGGTTTGTCTCCATCGCAGGTGATGCACGAATCTGATCGAGTGATTACAACAATGCAGCGGTATCTACGTTGGCGGCATGTTCAAGAACGCAAAGCGCACAAGGGGTCGTGATGGATCTTCAGGTTAAGGGTATCCGTCAGACGTTGGATGTGTTGAAGGAACTAGACAACGATGTCCGCAAGGAAGTGCTGAAGGGGTTGCGTGATTCGGCAAATCAGTTGCGTAGTGAGGCACAAGGTTTAGTTCGCGGCGGTCAACCGTTAAGCGGGTGGAAGGGGTGGCGCGGCGGATACGATTCGTCTGCCATTAAAAGCGGAATAAAGGTGACTGCGGCTAAGCGTCGCAAAAAAGGCACAGTGATTTCTAACGTTATGGGTGTGCAAAACACTACGGCGGCGGGTGTGATTTGGGAGTTGGCAGGCCGTAAATCAAACGGTGCACCGGCAAGGCTGGGTGTTAATCCTAAGACGGGTCGCGGCTACGGCAACGGTCGCGGGTTCGTTCAAAAGATTCGCAGCGTTTCCGGTCAAAGCGCGTCCCGGTTAGTGTGGGGTGCCTACGATTCACCGCAAGACTGGAATCAAAACGCTGAGGCGGACAAGATTATTGCTTTAGTGAATAAGGCAACAGAGACGGCGCAAGCCAGACTAGGAGCGTTAGGTGGCTAGAAACCCGGCGGTTCTTGTAAGTCTGCTTGCGGATTGGGACGGCAAAGACCTTGCGAAGGCGCAAAAAGAAATTGCGAAGTTGCAGGAAAAAAGTGCAGGGTTTAGCAGTAAGTTTCAGGAGGTCGGCAAAAAGTTTGAAAGCGTCGGCGCTTCCATGTCGAAGGTCGGCGGCAGTCTAACTAAATCCGTGACGTTGCCTATCGTCGGGATTGGCGCTGCCGCTATCGTGTCGGCAACCGAGTTTGAAACATCAATGGCCAAAATCACTGGCCTTGTGGGTATCGCTTCAGATAAGGTCGCGGATTTCCGGGAAGATGTTTTAGCGTTGTCGGGTGACACTGCTAAGTCTCCAAAGGAACTTGCGGATGCTTTGTTCGTTATCACGTCTGCGGGTTTGCGTGGCGAAGATGCGATTGGCGCGTTGGAATCGTCGGCTAAGGCGGGTACTGCGGGTCTTGGTGAGACTGTTGATATTGCTCGAGCTTTGGCCGGTGCGCTGAACACTTACGGAAGTGAAACCCTTTCGGCTGCGCAGGCTACCGATATTATTGTTGGCGCGGCGCGTGCCGGTAACTTTGAAACGTCACAGTTTGCCGCTTCAATCGGCAAGGTATTGCCTAACGCTAAGGCGGCTGGCGCGAGCTTTGAAGATACTGCTGGTGCGGTGGCCTTGTTGACCCGTACTAACGGTGACGCGTCCCGGTCAATCACTCAAGTGGATGCGTTGTTCCGCGCAGTCGCGTCTCCGAGTAAGCAAACACAAAAACTTTTGAGCGAAGTCGGGTTGAGTGCTGGGGATCTTCGTGACTCAATGGATAAGCAAGGTCTGGTTGGCACCTTGCAATTGCTGGATGACGCTCTCGGCAGTGATCAGGAAAAACTAGGTTTGTTGCTCGGTAGCAGCGAAGCGAACAGCGCAGCCATGCAGATTCTTGCGGCGGACACTGGGACTGTTGCTGACACGTTTGGTGTCGTGTCGGATGCGGCCGGTATCACGGATGAGGCGTTTGGTGTTGTTGCGGAAACGTCAGCGTTCAAAATGCAAAAAGCCATAGCAACGTTGAAGGCTACGTTTGTTGAACTAGGTGCAATCTTGTTGCCTTTTGTTAACCGGTTCGCGGAAGTTTTTGAAACGTTGGCGGCAAAGTTTCAAGGGTTGACCCCGGCGCAGCAAGAGTTAATCGTAAAGATTGCAGGTATCGCGGCGGCTATCGGTCCGGTCTTGTTGATCGCCGGTCAGTTTATTGGCGCTATCGGTAAAGTCATTTTAATTTTCAATCCGTTAACGTTGAAGATAGCGGCGGTGATTGCTGTCATTGCGTTGCTTGTTGGCGCGTTTATGCTTGCGTGGAATAACAGTCAGACGCTGCGGGATACTGTGCAAGAGGCGTTTGAGCGCATTCGTGAAGCGGTGATGAGTGTTGTTGAGCGTGTTCGTGGTGCGTTGGATGACAACCGGGAAACGCTTATGAAGTTGCGTGATGCGTTTATGACGGTTGCGCAGTTCATTATTAATAATGTTGTTCCGATTATTGTCACTTTCTATTCGCAGTATCTGAAACTGTTGATTGAGGCTATTGGGTTTGTCGTTGAAGGTCTGATTGAGTTTATTGCCTTTTGGGTCAATGTCATTTCAACGCTTGTTGAAGTTGGCGCTGCGATAGCAACGTTCGTATCAAGCGCGTTGACGGCGTTTAACTCATTTACTGAAGGTGTACGTGAAGGATTCGTCAATGCGTTTACCGCTGTTAAAGATTTCATTTCTGAGACGTTTACCAACATTCGTGAAACCATTGAAGACACCATCAAACGCGCCGTTAACTTTGTGATCAAAGGATTAAACCGCGTCATCGGAGCGTGGAACGGTTTATCGTTTACTATTCCGCAAGTCACGGTGCCGTTTGTAGGTACGTTCGGTGGTCAAACTATCGGGGTTCCTCCGCTGCCACCCATTCCGGAATTTGCGGACGGCGGCATTGTCAACAAAGCAACGTTGGCGATCATCGGTGAGGCGGGTCCCGAGGCGGTTGTGCCGTTGTCCCGGTCGGGTGGCGCGGGTCAGTTCCTAGGCGGAACTAGCGTGACTATCAATATCACGGCGGGTATGGGTGCTGACGGCGCGGAACTTGGTCGCGAGATTGTGGATGCGTTGAAGGCGTACGAACGACGCAACGGAGCCGTGTATGCCTCGGCCTGATACCCGTGTGCGGATAGCGTTCGACCTCGCGTCAGGTGGCGTCGGTGATTTTTTCACGTTGGATGATCCGGTCAAAGGTGAATTGGATGACGCACCATTTGGTTTGTCCGGTGACATCCTCGAGGATGTCACGGCCGATGTGGAAACGATCACGTTGCGCCGTGGCCGGTCACGGGAATTGGAACGTTACCAAGCCGGATCCCTCACGGTGGATTTGGACAATAGCGGCCGGAAATACGACCCCGCAGCCGGTACGGCCATAACACCGTACGGCGCATCAATGCGTCCCCGGAAAGCCGTTGTGGTCACCACGGCCGGTGTGCCGGTGTTTTCGGGGGTCGTGGAGGATTGGGATTTGGTTTACCGGTTGAACGGTGACCATGTGGCTTCGGTGGTATCCACCGACGGTTTCACGTTCCTGGCGCAACAGGACATTGAACCGCACACTACGACATCCCAATTGACCGGCGAACGGATCACCGCGATATTGGACCGGTCCGAAATTGATTGGCCAGCCGGCCGACGGGAAATCGATGATGGCATTGCCACATTGCAGGCCGACGCCATCGGGGGTACGGCCGATCCCAAACCGGTGAACGCGCTGCAATATCTACAAAAGGTGGACGAATCCGAACAAGGCGCGTTGTTCGTCGGCGCGAACGGGTCGTTGATTTTCCGTGATCGTGCATCGTTGCAAATCCTCACGACCACGGTGTTCGCGGATGATGGGTCCGGGATCCCGTTCACGAACATTGATGCGTCATACGGTGCAGAGGAATTACGCAACCGGGTATCGGTCAGCCGTTTGAATGGCGGCACGGCCACGGCCGTCGGCACCGCATCGGTCGCGGCGTACGGTGCCATTGACTACGAAATCCGGGACACGTTGTTGTCCACGGATACGCAAGCGCAAACGTTGGCCGATTTGATTTTGACCCGGTACGAGGAACCGCTACTACGGATTGACGGCATCGAAGTCATATTGGACACTTTGACGGAAACCGAAATTGCGGATGTGTTGGATTTGGAATTGGGTGCGTTGGTGCAAGTCAAATACACACCATCGGGGATCGGTGACACGATCGACCAATTCGTTCGGTTGGATCAAATTGAACACAACATCACGGTGAACCAACATCGGGTGCGGTTGTCATTTAGTCAAGGTGAAACACCGGCGTTGGTTTTGGATTCCGCATTGTTCGGCATACTCGATACAAACACGTTGGGATTCTAGAAAGGAAACCACATGGCAATACGTAATGATTTCGCACCGGGGGAAGTGTTGGCAGCTGCCGACTTGAATGACACGTTCGCAGCCAAACTTGACCTTGCGGGTGGGAAGATTCTTCAGATCGTGCGAACGACGGACAGCACTAATCGCAGCACGACGGGCTTAGGTTTGACTGATGTTACGGGCATGTCTGTCACAATCACGCCGCAGAA